CTCCGAACCGGAGGACAGTGAGGCGAGGAATGACGCGTACTACATGGTGCGCGCCATAACTGCGCTAAAGGACCAGCTGGCGATGATCGCCTCTGCTCCTGATGTGGCGCAGTTCAACCGCCGCTTGAAGCGGAACTGAAACGGAGTACATTATGTCTGAAGCCGAGCAGTCGCGGTCCAGCGAAATCGGCCTTGCTGAAGCAGCACGCGCGTTTGCGGCTCTTTCGGAAGGTCAGCAGACCCAAGCCGAACCCGTCAAAGTCGATGCTGCAGATGCCGAAGTCGATGAGACAGAGGCGGCGGCTGAATATGCCAATGAGACGCCATCAAACGAGGACAGGACGCCATCTGACGATGGTTCCGAGGATGATGGTGAGGCAGAAGCAGTCGCGGACGACGAAGGTGGCAAAGATAAGCCGATTGATCCGAACACGCTAGTAACCGTCAAAATCGACGGCAAGACGACGCAGGTTCCGCTGAAAGAGGCTTTGGAAGGCTACCAGAGGCAGTCCGATTATTCGCGTAACATCGTTGCAATTAAGCAGGAGAAGCAAAGGTTAGACACTGAACGGGCTCAGATGGAGCAGGTTCTCAACTCGGTTATCCCGATCCTGCAGTCGCAGGTTGAAGTGGAGCCGGATTGGCAGCAAATCCATCGCGATGACCCAATCAACTATCCGATCCTCCGCGACCAATGGAGAGACAGGCAGGCTCGACTGGCTGCAGTGCAGCAAGAGCAGCAACGTCTCGAAATGGCTCGGCAGGCGCAGGAGGCTGCTACGAAACAGCAGCTGATTGTGGAAGGTCAGAAGTTTCTTGCTTCGACTTTCACGGAATGGTCTGACCCCGGCAAGATGGAAACCTCGATCAAGCAGCTTCGGTCGTATGGCGAAACTCAAGGCTTTACGAACGATGAATTGAGACAGGTTTATGATCCTCGCTACGTCGTCATCCTCGAAAAAGCTCGCAGGTATGACGCACTGAAGTCGAACCGCCCGAAGCCTGTGAAGCAGGAAGGGCCGCGACCGATGCGTGGTGGGTCTGCATCAAATCCTGTACGCGGCAACGAAGTTCAGCGAGTACAACAGCGTCTCAAAGCAACTGGCCACGTCAATGACGCGGCTGCGTACTTCAGTCTTCTAGACTCTCGGAGAAAATAAAATGGCTGCTGTTTCCAAGGTTACGACCTACGACGGTCCGAACTCGATCCGTGAAGACCTGTCGAATGTCATCTATGACATCTCCCCCACCGACACGCCGTTCATGTCCAACATTGGCCGTGACACCTGCGAAAACACGTACTTCGAGTGGCAGACGGACGTTCTCGCTGCGGCGAACACGTCTAACGCCGCCATCGAAGGCGCGGATGCCGGTGACGCCGACTTCGTGGACACCGTTCGCGTTGCCAACTACACGCAGATCAGCCGCAAGGTTATCTCCGTGTCGAACACCGATAACAAGGTGAACAACGCGGGCATGACCTCGCAGATGAGCTACCAGAAGGCGAAGGCTGCTAAGGAGCTGAAGCGCGACATGGAAGCCATCCTCACCAGCAACCAAGCTGGCGTGGCTGGTAACTCCACCTCGACGGCCCGCAAGACCGCTGGCCTGCCGACGTGGCTCATCACCAACTCGCAGGCGAACGGCGCGACCGTTTCCTCGATGTCGGGCGCTGGTGGCAACGGTTATCCCTCGACCGCGTGGACGAGCCTCTCGACCTCGACGGACGTTGCGCTGACCGAAACCATGCTCAAGACCGCCATCCAGCAGGTCTGGACGCAGGGTGGCGATCCGAAGGTGTTCATGGTGAACGCCTACAACAAGACGGTGGCGTCTGCGTTCTCTGGCCTCGCCCAGCAGCGCATGAACTACACCTCCGCGCAGCCGATGAAAATCATCGCCACCGCCGACATCTATCTCGGCGACTTCGGCGAGGTTTCCATCGTTCCGAACCGCTTCAGCCCGGGCAACTTCGCCTTCGTGCTGGATCCGGAATATGCGTCCGTGTCGTACCTGCGTCCCTTCCAGACCTTCGACCTCGCCGTGACCGGCGACTCGGTGAAGGCGGAAATGGTCGTGGAATACGGCCTCCGCATCAAGTCGGAAAAAGCACACGCATGTATTGCGAACATCATCGCTTCGTGATCTAAATTGTAGGGGCCGCACGCGGCCCCTACTCTTTAGGAGGCGTCATGGGAAAGCATAATCTTCCCCTTATCGTTAGGGTGCTTAACAACTGCATCCCGGAGCCGAATAGCGGGTGCTGGCTTTGGATGGGGACGACGAACGGAAGGTATCCGCAATTAAAGGTTGGGCAAAAGAACATTTATGCTCACAGAATATCTTGTGAATTCATACATGGCCCGATTGGCAGCCTTAATGCCCTGCACAAATGTGACAATACATTCTGCGTAAACCCAGAGCATCTTTATCCGGGCACGCAAAAGCAAAATGTCGAAGATTGCAGGTCGCGTGGGAGGCTGTCTGGCGGTGCAAAAAAACCTCAAATGGGATCAAGCCGACCGCTTGCAAAACTGACGGAACGTGATGCTGCCGAAATTAAAAAATCAACGGAAAAGGGTATAGTGTTGGCTAGGCGGTTTGGGGTTTCTGCGGGGATTATCTCCCAGATACGATCTGGAAAACGGTGGAAGCACGTTAATGGCTGATTACGACATCAAACAAAACACATCTGAAGTCATCTCCTACGACAGCCTGACCGGCACGTTGCAGAAGATGCACTTCACCACGGACAACAAGCTCGTCCTTGAAACCGAGTACGCTGTCGATCCGATTGCCGAGATGGCAAAGGCGGAACGTGACGCAATCAGCCGCACGGAAAAGGTTCCAGACGGCATGGTGAAGGTCGCGTCTTTGCCGATGATGGTGTATCTTGATCTGCGGAAACGCGGTATTCTTGGCGACCGAACGGAACTGCGGAAATGGCTGGCGTCTGAGGAAGCCGCGCCATTCCGTACGCACTGGATCAAGAGCTGATGGCGACCATTACCAACTATGCCACGCTGAAGTCCACCATTGCGGACTATCTGAACCGTGCTGACCTGACGTCTCAGATCGAGACGTTCATCCAGTTTGCTGAGGCGGACCTGAACACGCGGCTACGGTGCCGCGAGCAGATTGTGCGCGCCGAGGCCACGTCGGATGCCGAGTTTGTCCAGCTACCTGCTGACTGGCTGGAGGCGATCAACCTACACATTGTTGGCGGCCAGCAGCCGCTTCGCTATGTGACGCTGGATGAGGCCGACATCATCAAGAAGGAGCAGATTTACACGGCTCCCCATAACTATTCGCTGATGAACGGTGCGATTGAGATCATCCCGGAGCCAGCGGACGACATCGACATCGAGATGATCTATTACGCCAAAATCCCGGCGCTCACCGATGTCAATACGACCAACTGGCTGCTGACCAAGGCTCCTGACGTTTACCTGTATGGCGCACTGACGCACGCTGCTCCGTTCCTCATGGATGACCAGCGCATTGCTGTCTTCGCCCAGATTTATCTTGCTCGCGTTCAGGCGTTGCAGGATGAAAGCCAGAAATCACTGCATAGCGGTTCTCCGCTGATCGCGCGCACCCGGAGGGTTTACTGATGGCCGGTTTGACTAATTACGCTGAAGACCTTGTTCTCGATTGGCTGTTCACGACTGGCTCGGCAACCCGTCCGACCTCGTGGTATGTCGCTCTCTACACCGTGGCTCCCGGCGAAGGTGGCGGCGGCACTGAGGTGTCTGGCGGCTCCTATGCCCGCACGGCTGCCACGTTCACTGTCTCCGGCACCGCGCCGACGACAGCCTCCAACTCTGCCGCTGTCGAGTTCGCTGAGGCCAGCGGGTCTTGGGGCACCATCGTCGCGGCTGGCATCTTCGACGCCTCGACCTCCGGCAACCTGATAGCGTTCGCCAACCTGACGACTTCGAAGGCCATTGATACGGGTGACGTTCTCCGGTTTAACACCGGGGAGATTGATATCACGCTCGACTGATGGCGCTCGGGCGGGCATACGGCGAATATGACTATGGTGACGGTGCATATGGCACTTCAGTCACCATAGACGCCGCTTGCCTAGTTGAGATCACGTCAGACGCCACGGCTGCTGCTTCCGTCACAAGATTGGCCTCTGCGGCTGCGGCCTGCCAGTCTGATATGTCAGCTGCCGGGCAGGTTGTTGTTCTCGCATCTGCGGCTGCTACTTGCACATCTGATGCGTCTGCTACGGCATCCCGCTACAAGACAGCCTCAGTCACGATTGCCTGCCAGTCAGACGCCTCTACTGATGCGACAGCTATCAGATCAGCGGCTGTTACGGTTGCCGCGTCGTCTGATATGTCGGCTGCGGCCTACGTTGTCATTCTCGGCAACGTGGTTATTCCATGCTCAAGCGATGCCACATTTGCAGCGTCGGCAATATCGCCTGCATCTGTCACCATATCCTGCACATCGAACGCAACCGCAACTGGAAACGGTATCTATTCTGCGGTATCACTAATAGCAGTCCAGAGTGATATGACGGCTGCTGCGGGCATTGATTTTTATGCCTCGGCGACTGTGACGATCACCTCTAACATGACGGCAAACGGTCGGTATCTGTGGGAGAAGGAAGCTATAGCTGCTGAGAGTTGGACGAACCAGTCATCGACCGCAGCGACATGGACACCGCAAACAATTTCGCCTGAAGTTTGGACCATCCAGTAGGAGGCTAATGTGGCCGACAGTTTCACAACTAACCTGAACCTCACGAAGCCGGAAGTTGGCGCTTCGCGTGATACGTGGGGCGGAAAGCTCAATACCGACCTCGACACGCTTGATGCTCTGTTCAACGCGGCGGGCAACGGCACGTCTGTCGGTCTTCAGGTTGGCTCCGGCAAGACGTTGACCATTGGCGGCACGATTACGCTCAACGGCACGATCAATGGCTCTGCGGCAGTTGGTGTGGCTAATGGCGGCACGGGAGCCACATCGCTCACCGCGAACAACGTAATCCTCGGAAACGGCACGTCGGCTGTACAGGTCGTCGCGCCGGGCACGAACGGAAACGTCCTGACCTCAAACGGCACGACATGGCAATCCACGGCGCTTCCTGCTGGCTTCAGCACGTCTGCTGACAATACGTTCACGGGCATCCAGACATTTTCT